TTTTGTGGAGATATTATAATGTCATATACGTATACACACACGGAAAATTTAGAAAGTCCAAGTGGATTTATTACTAGAATTACCGATAGTAACGGATCATTAGTAGAAACTCCATCTGAGTTAAATAATGCTGGAACTGAAGTAGATGAAGCAAAGTCTGAAAAGAAAGCCTTAGGCCAATATCACTGTACAATAGGTTCAGTAAATTCTCAGTTGGAAAGAGTACAGACTATTGATGAGTCTCAAGTTATGGATACTACTTACATGGGCGGAAGCGCAGCAAGAGTAGATTACTCAGTAAGTACAACACAAGGCCAAGCAATAGTTACTAAATTACAAGCTACTTGGCCAAATGAAGTTTCTTCATATACAACACATTCTAAAAACTTAGTGGCAGAATATACTGCGCAGAGACCTCCTTATAGTAATGATAGTATTTCATTTTATAACTTTGAAAAGCCGTCAAACGCAATTAAAGCAAGATTCCATGCGGCTTACGATGAATATCTACCTTGGTATGGTCTTAAATTTGATACTGTAACTGAAACAGTTTTGGCAAAGTTTGTAATTTCAGATAAAGAAATGAAAAATACAGATATTATTTCATGGCGAGAAATACATGATTTATTACCTGGGTGGTTAAGTTACACGTTCTTTGCTAAAATACATGATAAAGATGGAAACATTAATGAAAATGTTGATGTTTATTTTCAGGCAGATGCAACAATAGTACAAGAATGGTGTACCGCAAACTCTCATACTTTCCCATATGATACCGATGATGATACTATAGAGCCAACGTTATTTGTTTGGGGCTGTGTATTTAATACTTCATCTAAGGAAATTACTCATGTTAAAGCATACGCAAGAACAACAGTATAAGACTGATTTATTTAAAGAAGTAGATAAGAAGTTTTGGCAGGTTATCGAAAAAGAAAAATTATTGTTTGAGATAAATAATAAAAAGAAAAGAAAAAATAAAAACAACAGAGTAAATTAAAATGGCACAACCAACAACAAGAGAAGAATTCAAAGGCTGGGTACTCCGCAAGCTGGGCGCTCCTGTCATTGATATTAATGTGTCAGACGAACAGATCGATGACCGTGTTGATGAAGCAGTTGACTTTTGGAGAGACTATCATTATAACGGAAGCCAACTTGTTTATATGAAACATCAGATTACTCAGCAGAATATCGATGATGGGTTTGTGCAACTACCAGCAGGAATTCTTGGTATCTCAGGTATATTTAATATGCAATCAAGTATCTCTACAGGCGGTGGTATATTTAATGTTCAGTATCAATTTGTTTTAAATAATCTTGAAGACATTACTGGTTATAATATTACAAACTATTTTATGTCAATGCAACATTTAGAATTCCTACAAGAAATGCTTGTCGGCAAACCAATGATTCGTTATAATAAACACGTTAATAAATTATGGATTGATAGCGGACAAGAAGCGATGACTGTTGGTGAATATATTATTGTTGAAGCGTACGATGTAATTGATCCTGCTTCCTATTCAGATGTATGGTCTGATCGTTTCTTACAAAATTACACATCTGCATTGATTAAAGAACAGTGGGGATCGAACCTAACAAAATTTACAGGTATGCAACTTGTAGGTGGAGTATCATTTAACGGAGAACAAATATTAGCGGATGCCAAAGAAGAAAGGCGGATTATGGAAGAAGAAGCAGTACAGAATCTACAACCTCTTTCTTATAACTATATTGGATAAGTAATGGCAACTAATACTTTCTTTAACAATTACTCTCAAGTTCAAGAGCAATCTCTGATTGATGATTTGGTAATCGAATCTATCAGGCAGTATGGTGTTGACGTTATATACATGAGTAGAGCAATTAAAGGTCGTGATAAGATCTTTAATGAAGATGACTTTCCTGAGTATAACGAAGTATTTGGATTTGAAGTATATGTTAAAAATATGGAAGGCTTCGAAGGCGAAGGTGATTTCCTATCTAAGTTCGGTTTAGAAATAAGAGATACATTAACACTCACCGTTGCGAACAGAACATTTGAAAGATATGTAACTCGTGAAGTTGTTGAACTTACAAGGCCTAGAGAAGGTGATTTAGTATACTTCCCATTAAACGAAAAGATCTTTGAAATTAAATATGTTGAACACGAAAGCATATTCTATCAGATGGGACAAACGCAAGTATTTGATATTCAGTGTGAATTGATTGAATACGCCAACCAAAGGTTTAATACCGGTCATCCTTCAATTGATGATTACTTTGCCGAATATAATACTGATATAATTGTAGATGCAAATAACGCAACATTATCCGCTCTTTCTTTAACTGACGACAACGCAAGTAACCTTGACTTTGAACTTGAGGCAGATGGTATTCTTGATTTCTCAGAGACTGATCCATTCAGCGAAAATATAACAATAAGTGATACCTAATGGCAATAGCAAATTATTTTTACAATTCTACGATTCGCAAATATGTTGCTTTATTTGGTACATATTTTAATCAATTAGAAGTTCGTAGAACGAGCACTGATGGTACTTTAAATCAGAGACAGATAGTACCTATTTCTTATGGTCCATATCAAAAGATATTAGCAAGACTTGACCAAGATCCTAATATAGAAGGTGGTGCAAGTTTTGATGCCGACGGAAATCCATCAGCAGGACAACCTTATGCTATGACATTACCTCGCATGGCATTTGAGTTAACAAGTTTTACATACGACGCAGAACGTAAAGTTGCACCTACAAGAAAAATAAGAAAGACAGCAGTAGATGAAGCAAATGGTGGTAGGCGATTTGTATATTCAGGAACTCCATATAATATGGGATTCAGTTTATACATCATGGCAAAATATAACGAAGATGCTGTTAAATGTTTAGAACAAATATTACCATTCTTCAATCCAGAATTTACAAGCACTGTAAGATTAATTGATGGATTGGAACCAATGGACATACCGTTAATTCTAACTGACGTAACATCAGAAGATTTGTATGAGGAAGCATTTACAACAAGAAGAAGTATTTTATATACACTAAACTTTAACATGAAAGGTTGGTTCTTTGGTCCTGAAAGAGATAAAGAAGTTATACGATTTATTGATACAAGAATAGCAACTGATACAGCAACCGATACCGAGTTCGAACAATTTAAAACGATTCAGCCTGGTATGACAGCAAATAACGAACCGACTACAGACATTACACAAACTGTTGATTATAGCTTAATTGAATTTGATGACGACTGGGATTACATAAAGAGGACATCTGATACAGAACCCAGTTAAGAAGGAATTATTATTATGAAAATTGGATTTACTTGTAGCAGCTTTGATCTGCTTCATGCTGGACACGTTCAAATGCTTAGAGAAGCAAAAGAACAATGTGATTATTTAATTGTAGGATTACAAACTGATCCTGCTCTCGACCGTCCTGAAAAGAACCCACCAATACAAACAATAGTTGAAAGATATAGTCAACTTAAAGCAGTAAGCTATGTTGACGAAATTATTCCTTATACAACCGAAAGAGATCTCGAAGATATATTAGAACTATATACAATTGATGTTCGTATCCTTGGTGAGGAATATCGTGATAAAGATTTTACAGGTAAAGATATTTGTCGTAAGAGAGATATAGATTTGCATTTTAATAGAAGAGATCATAGATTCAGCAGCTCATATTTAAGAAAAGTTTGTCGCGATAAATAATAATGTATATCATTAAACAGTAGGTTTTTATATTATGAAAAGAAAGAATGCGTTAAATCAAGAAATGAGTATGGGTGGTCTTGTATTAGAAATGGCAGGAACATTCTATAACGAATTTTTTGTAAGAAAGGATTATGATTGGTGGTACGTTGTACAGCCAGGAGATGTAGTTGTAGATCTTGGTGCTTGTGTTGGTATGATGGCAGCAGACTCACTAGATAAAGGAGCTGCTAAAGTTTATATGGTTGAAGCAAATAGAGAGTTGTTAAAAACAGCAATCGAAAATGTTTCCGAATATTGTATGAACGAGCCTGATCCAAAAGTTTATCCTATCAACGCAATTATAGGAACATCAGACGCAGAAGGTTGTTATGTTACAAAAAGAGCGCCTCTACCTGTTAATGAGTTAGATCGTATTTCCTTTAAAGAGTTAATTAGGCAATATGGAATTACCAAGATTGATTATTTGAAGTGCGATATTGAAGGAAATGAATACGACGTATTTAATAAGAATACTTTAGAATACTGCTTTAATAATGTAAAGCACATGGCAATTGAAATACATGTTAAGGCAACACTTGACGGACCTAGTAGATTTATACAGTTTAGAGATGAGTTTTTAAAGCCATTTGCTGAATCTTCGAAACATAAAGTAAGAAGTATGGACCAAGATGATTTTGTTAATACACTTTGGGATAACGAAGTTGTAAGAAATCTTCCAATAAGTAGATCATACTTTATGTTATATATTACAAGAGATGACTAATGAAAGATGATAAGATAGCACAGAAGTTAAATATGAGACCATTAGAAGATGCGGCTGAGACTGAGCAAGAAGCATTGGATAGATTGAATCCAGAAAAGATGCCTGACTTGCCTAACAATTCTTTTTCAACTAATGAAGAAGTAGGCGAACTTGTAGAAAGTGTAGATTCTGTTAAGAATTTACCGCAGAAAAGTGTAGAGAATCTACCTGCCGTTCCTTCAAAGGAAGCTAACGAGAATCTAAAAGATATTGAATTGGCAAAAGCTAACATAGAAAATATTATTAATCTTGGAGATGACGCAGTACGAGAAATGACAGAGATCGCAAAACAATCCGAATCTCCTCGAGCGTTTGAAGTTGTATCTACCTTAATGAAAACATTACTTGATGCAAACAAAGATTACGTTGAAATGTCAACAAAGAAAAGATACGCAAAGGAAGAAGATCAGCAAGGTAAGACTGAAGTAACCAATAATAATTTAATAGTGTCTACATCAGATTTACTTAAAATGATTAAAGGTGACAATGAATAACTTCGATAAAGGTTATTTAGGAAACTCTCATCTCAAAAAGATTGGTGAGCAAATAGAGTTCACTCCTGAGATGCTTCAAGAATATATGAAGTGTGCTGAAGATCCAATTTACTTTTCAGAAAAATATATTAAAATTGTACATGTTGACCACGGATTGATTCCAATGGACATGTACGATTATCAAAAAGATATAGTAAGAAAGA